ATAGAATACGAAGAACGAGTTAAAACAAAAGACCTTACTCCTTTCATGAGAAAAGAATTAAAAGAGTTTAACTTAGGTTCACGTCAACAGATTGGAGATTATCTAAAAGACTTTGGGTGGAAACCAAAACGTTTTACTCCAACGGGTCAACCTATTGTAGATGAGGGTACATTAAAACTAATAACTCACATCCCAGAAGCTAATTTAATTGCTGAGTATTTATTACTACAGAAAAGAGCAGCTCAAGTTGAGTCTTGGATAGATGCTGTTGAACTGACGGGTAAAAAAGATAGTAGAGTACATGCTAGTGTTATAACATTGGGTACAATTACTGGTCGCATGGCACATAGAAGTCCTAACATGGCTCAAGTACCTGCTGTTTACAGTCCTTATGGTAAAGAGTGTAGGTCTTGTTGGACTGTACCAAGTGGATATAAACTTGTAGGTGTAGATGCAAGTCAATTAGAATTAAGAATGTTAGCACACTACATGGCTGACGAGGATTATATAAATGAAATTATTAATGGAGACATTCACACGACTAACCAAAACCTTGCAGGACTTGAATCAAGAGACCAGGCAAAAACTTTCATCTATGCCCTCATTTACGGGGCCGGAGATGAAAAGATTGGAAGCGTTGTTGAAGGAAACAGAGACGAAGGTAAGAGATTGCGAGAACGCTTTCTTAGTGGTAACCCTGCATTTAAATCTCTTAAAGGAAGGATTGAAAGAGCAGCAGGGAAAGGATTCCTCAAAGGGGTAGATGGTAGAAAAATATTCTTACGACACAAACATGCAGCGTTAAATACTTTACTTCAAGGTGGTGGTTCTATCCTTATGAAACAAGGATTAGTATTACTTGAACACCTTTTAAAACTAAACACGATTGATTATAAGTTTGTTGCTAACATCCATGATGAGTGGCAAATAGAAGTCAAAGAATCTCAAGCAGAATTTACAGGTCAACTTGCTGTTGATAGTCTTATCAAGGCAGGTGAACATTTAAAGCTTCGTTGTCCTATGGATGGTGAATACAAGATAGGAGGTAATTGGAGTGAAACCCATTAACATCCCCAAAGATTATATAAAAAGAAAATCTTCAACCGTTCCTTTTGGTTATGCTTTTAGTGAAATAGATGGCTATTTTAAACCTGTTGTTAGAGACTTAAAAATATTATACGTAGCACAAGAATGGATTAAAGAAGGTATTTCTTTAGATGAAGCAGTTTTTTTTATAACAGAAAACACCGACAAGACAATATCAAAACCAGGTCTTTGGAAAAAATTAAAAGGTAACAACCAAGTTGCTAATTTTTATAATGTAGATATTAAAAAATTAAAAAAAGTTTGTAAAATATGTAATAGAATATATTTTCATTCTCCGATAGGAACAAAAGTAAAAGGAACAGGCAAACGTAATTATTGTACTAAGTTTTGTAAGCGTACTAACATAGCTAGACAAAACAGAATTAGAAACCTATACAAAATGTTAAATAACAAACCTAAAAAAGGATTTATATACTGTATTACTAATCCTTCTTTTGAGGGCTGGGTAAAAGTAGGTAAAGCTATTGATACGGAAAAAAGACTAGCAAGTTTTAATGGAAGTACTCCTTATAGAAATTTTAAATTAGAGTATAAAAGAAAATTTGAAAATTATACAAGGGCAGAATATTTTTTGTTGTGTAAGTTAAATGTAGCTAGTGAAAAACAATCTAGCGAATGGTTTAAGATAGATTTAAATAAAGCAATAGACATAATAAAAAATTATCAAGATATAGATATTACTCCTGAAAATATTTATGAGTACCATAGCCCTAAAAGTAACTTGATTTCTAATTTACAAAGAATAACATATTATTAAACAAAGGAAATTTAAATGAAACCCACTAAAGAAAACAGAAAGAAGTTTGATATAGACTTAGAGTATGGTACAATCAGAGAAGATAAAGTAGCAGAAATGCTTACCAATAAAAAGGTAGAAGTTAAATCTGAACGTGGCATGTGGATGAAGACGGGCAACATAGCAATTGAATATCAAAGCTATGGTAAACCCTCTGGTATCAAAGCAACTGAATCAGATTATTGGTTTCATAATCTTTGTATTGGAGACAATGAATATTGTACGCTTGTTTTTAAGACTGATGTTCTTAGAACTATTGTTGATAAACTTGATACATTTAGAACTGTATCTGGTGGAGACCATAACGCAAGTCAAATGTACTTAGTTAATTTACAAAAGCTTTTTTCATCTGATGTGATTAAAGCATTCAAGGAGTTTGAAGATGGCAAAAAAGAAAACAGTTGATACAGTTGTAGAAGATATTTACTCTACTATTTCAGCCTTAACCAAAGGCCAGGATATAAAACTAACTGACAAAGACTTAAAAGTATTTGGTGAAGATATGGCTGATGCCTTAAAACAATGGGCAACACCACGAGGTGCAGATAAAATTAATGTTAATACTCTTCGTATGTCTAACATCGGTAAACCTCAACGACAGTTGTGGTATGATATGAACTTAAAGAAAGAAGGAATCACTGAGTTTGAACCTAGTACTTTGATTAAGTTTTTATACGGACACTTATTAGAAGTATTGGTTTTATTTTTCGTTAAACTATCTGGGCATAAGTTAGACTCACAACAAAAAGAAGTATCAGTTAGTGGTATTAAAGGTCACATGGATTGTAAGATAGATGGTGAAGTAGTAGATGTAAAGACTGCTTCTGGTTTTGCTTTTAAAAAATTTAAAGATGGTACTCTTGTAGAGTCAGATACCTTTGGATACTTAGCACAACTTGCGGGTTATGAAGAAGCAGAACAAACATCTAAAGGTGGGTTCTTAGTTTTAAATAAAGAATCCGGAGAGCTAACTTTATTTAAACCAGAAGAGTTAGATAAACCTAACATCAAAGATAAAATTAAAACAGTCAAGAAAATTATTAAAAGAAAAACACCACCTATCTTTTGTTATGACCCTGTTCCAGAAGGTAAGAGTGGTAATATGAAACTTGCAAGAGAATGTAATTGGTGTCCTTACAAACATGAGTGTCATAAAGAATCAAATGATGGTCAAGGCTTACGAGTTTTTGAATATGCTAAAGGGCCAGTTTACTTTACTGATGTACAGAAAGTTCCAAACGTTCAGGAGATACTATGAATGGTAGAAAAGCAAAAGCAATTAGAAAAAAATCTTTAGTCTTATTAGTTGATTGGGTTAAGACTTTAATCCCAGAAGAAGAAGCAAACAAACTTACATTACAACAAGCTTATGATTTAGTTCCAAAAGATACTCATGTTTTTGCCAATGGTAAATTTATGTTATCATCATTTTCTTTGAAATGGATTATTCAAAAAATTAAAAAATTAATTAAAACTAAAAACTTAAATGACATAACTGTCGAGGACTTAACAAATGAAATCTGATTTAGAAAAAGCAATTATAGCTATGGGTGAAGTATTAAAAGAAGAAGGTGAATCACTAGATGGTTTTGATAACCAAACACTACAAGACTTATCAACCTTGTTAGCTGCACATGTTGAAGACAAACTAGATAGGGTAGTTCACTAATGCCTAAGAGAGTGCCAAGAAAACCTAGACCTAAAAAAGTTAATGTTCCTAAAGGCTATGATAGTACATGGGAATACAATATACACCAAACAATTTTAAAAGATTGGGCACATCACTTTGAAGCTATCAAATATATTATTGATAAAAAATATGAGGTAGACTTTGTTAAAACATTTCAAGATAGAACTATTTTACTAGAAGCTAAAGGCCGGTTCTGGGACCATGCTGAGTACAGTAAATATGTTTGGATTAGAAAAGCTTTACCAGAACATATGGAGTTAGTCTTTTTATTTCAAAAGCCTTTCTCTCCTATGCCTGGAGCTACCATTAGGAAAGATGGAACAAAACGTACCCATGCTGAATGGGCTGAAACAAATAACTTTAGATGGTACAGTGAAGATACTTTACCTAATGATTGGAGAAATGATGAGCTATAAATTTAATGAAGGACATTCAATACAAGAACTTAAAGGATACATTGATGGTACATATAATGAGCACTATGCTTCTGATAAGTATCAAGCAACGGATATAATTATTGACTCCGGACACGGTGAAGGTTTTTGTATTGGAAATATTATGAAGTATGCTAAACGCTATGGAAATAAAGATGGTAAAAACAAAAAAGATTTATTAAAAATATTACACTATGGTATAATTATGTTAGACATACACGATAAGGAAACAAAAAATGATTGAAGATAAAGTAGGTATCAAGGAATATCTTGGTATAAAAATTAATTATAGTAATGAAAAACTATTAGATAAGTTTAGTCTTGACACACTCAAGGATAGATATTTATGGGAGAATGAAACACATGCACAAGAAGCATTCGCAAGAGCATCCGTCTTCGGGGCGACCTACAAAGGTCATACAGATTTTGAATTGGCTCAAAGACTTTACCACTACAGTTCCAATTGTTGGTTCATGTTTAGCACTCCTATACTTAGTAACGGGGGAACAAGTCGTGGGCTTCCTATTAGCTGTTTCCTCAATTATGTACCTGATAGTCGTGATGGGTTATCTGCTCATTATGACGAGAATATATGGTTGGCATCTTCGGGTGGAGGTATTGGTGGATATTGGGGAGATATTAGAAGTAACGGTATTTCTACTACTCACGGTAGTAAGTCTACTGGTTCAATCCCCTTTATGCATGTTGTAGATTCTCAGATGTTAGCCTTCAATCAAGGCACAACAAGACGTGGAAGCTATGCAGCTTACATGGATATATCTCATCCAGAGATTGAAGAGTTTATTAACATGCGTAAAGAATCTGGTGGTGATATCAACAGGAAGAATCTTAATCTTCACAATGGTATCAACATTACCAATGAGTTCTTGAAAGCTGTTGAAGAAGATGCAGACTTTAGATTGATTGACCCTAAGACTCATGAGCCTACTAAGATTGTAAATGCTAGAGACTTATGGTGGCAGATTATTAATGCTAGAGCAGAAACAGGTGAGCCTTACATG